TGCAGGCGCGCGCCATATGTGGCGTGTGTCCTGCTAAGCCAGAATGTTTAGAGTATGCACTTAGGTACTCTGGGCTACATGGTATCTGGGCAGGTCTAGACCCCACTGAACGCTCTAAGTTGCAAGACGGTAAGAGTGTTATTCCGTTTCACACCACCATACCTATGTCTCATCAGGGCTGGGTTGAGGGTGTGAAGTTGGAGGAGGGTCTATGATAGAAGATGACGATTATAAACTAGAGAGTGTGGTCGAGCAGTTGATCTTCATGCTGTGGCTGTCCGTTGGGATAGTTTCAGTAGTGGGATTAGTGCTTGCCTTTGCACTCTAGTTAGGTTATACTAAGAGGGTGGGTGGCTACTTGCCCGATGCTTGTAGCCACCTACCTACTGTACGATAATCGTACACTAGCGAAAGGATAAGCATGACCACAACAGTGGAAGTACATCGCAAGAGCGACTCTATGATGCAATTAGGTTGGATAACTATTACCAATGCGCCAGAGGGAGATACCGCCGTCTACGGTATTTTTCCAACCGCAGAGGAAGCAATATCTCATGGTGATAAGTTAGTCAATGCTAATGTAGTGCCGATCTATGCACCGACACTACACTAATGAAATGTCCTAATTGTAAAACGCGCATACCTAAAGAGGATACAACTCTAGAAGGCTTCCCCGTATGTATGGAGTGCTTCTGGATATCTCACCTAAGAATAGCAACTGTACGATAATCGTACACGCCCCTTACCTTAATTGGTAGGGGGCTTTTTCTTTGCCTTTTTTAGCCAGTGTTCGCCTGTCTTATGCTGGCAAAAACAACCGACAATACAACTCTGGTGCAACATAATTGCAATAGCAAAATCGCCAGTTGAGTTGGCTAAGCCTGCTGACTTACATGGTGTGCAGATCATGCGTTATCTATCCCTTGCGCTTCGAAAGGTGTGACTCGCTTCTTGCTACGGCGCTCAGCGCGGTTCAGGAGAGGCGAATCGGGAGTTTGTGTTGGAGAGACCTCGCCGCTCTGCGATTCAGACCTAGCCGCTGTATCATTAAAGATAGGAGAGTTGGCAACAGCGTTGCAATACTGTTCAAAGTAATCTACAAAGATATATATCTGAGCAGAAAGACTTTCTATTACAGTCTTGATCTGTTCGAGCGATTTAACAAACTCAGGATCTTGGGCGTCAGTCCAAGTCTTGTCCGCTAACTTCGTCTCCAGCCATTGAAATATCTGCGGTGTCTGGCTCAAGTTCTCTTGCATTGGCTTCCTCTTCCGTGTAGTCCCGTTCCCTGCGTGGCTTACTACCACCAAGAATATTTATTAAGTTGTTCACCGATCTATTAACTCGCATACGCGCTGCATCTTCTGAGATGCCTAACTCATTAGCAAATGTCTTGTTATCACATCCATCGCCGAAACGAAGATACAACATACTCATCTGCTTCTCATCTAACTTAGCAAACCCACGCTGTATGTCTGCGACCATAGCGAACCAGTTGCCACCTTCGGAGGCTACCTTCTTGCCAGTAATATACCCTAAATCTTGAATAGATGGTGCTACAAGATCACCCCTGATAACAGAAGGTAATAGCGCTTCGATCAGTTCTCTATCGTAGTAGTAGTTGTCCTCTACACGATAGCCCACAGCCTGAGCCTTCTGCTTCTGGCAGTAGTCCTTAGCCGCATTACGCAACGATCTAGCAATCAATTTAATAGACTGCTTGCCGTCTAGTGCTTCCCATGTCTTTACCTTGTTAGGGTGTTCCAAGAACCATATCCATAGTTCCTGTCGCACATCATCGGCATCAACCATATGAAACTTACGGCTAAACTCATAGGCGATATGCGCTACAAGTTGATCGTATTTGTCTGTATCTACTACCACTTAAATGTTTTTCCATCCACAGTAAATGAATTGTTAATGATTGGAACTAACTGTGGTGTGACGTTCTTACCGTCCACATGCAAGATACCAAAGCCCTGTTGCCAAGTAAACAACCCTGCCTTGATATATTTTGCATTACGGTAATCCATAAGATTACCAAGTTCCATACCCCAAATAGTTTTAGGCTTACCACCACGATATGTTTGAGTCTGATGTGTGAGACCCATGCGATGCGTGTGACCACACACTACAGACATACCTGAGCGTTTCGCTAAACCCAATGCAGTAGCGCCAGCCGTAGGCTGTACGTTTCCTTCATCACCATGCATAAGCAACCAGCCTGGGGCTAGTTCGTATGGGTCAGAATGATATTGGATCTCTAATTCTTTAAGTCCAAGAAAGTTTTCTAATTGCAACTCAGGCAAACCAAGAAGTCCTGGCGCTCTCATAGCAACTGTTGTGAACAATCGATCCGTATGATTACTACGCACCATATGTTCAACGGTTAAGTCATACAAGACCTGACGAGTAAGATCACGGTCACGACCAATAGATCGTTCGAACTCTAGTTCGGTTCCCTTACTCCATTTTGAAATAGTCTGCATATCCATTTCGTCACCACAGGATACGACTGTCTCTGGTTGGTACCATTGAATGAACTTCGCCACTGCCTTCGTGGCTTCTACATCGTGATATGGGACTTGAAGATCAGAAATACAGACTATGTTTTTCACTTTTTCTTGGCTCGTCTCTTATTTTCTAAGCCTACATTTTTCTTCTTGGACAGGATGCGTAGGTTAGATATCCCATCTTTACCAGCGCGACCACCATTATCAATGTGATCTACTTCCTGATTACGCTTTAGTTTCTTTCCTGTAGCGCGCTTAAAATCCAAGCGAGCCTTATTTGTAGATGTAGTTTCAGTAGTGCCATCTTTTTTCTTACGCTTGATAACGTAGATTGGGCGTCCACCATTTTGTTTGCTTCCTTTATATGGGCCAAATATTTTCATATGCATTCACATCCTAGGTCTTTTTGTACTTCGCGTTGTTCATCAAATGTTTGTAAAATCCATTCAGAGTTTCCATCTAACCAGAGGTGTATGTTGTAAGCACCCCTCATAATCCACTCAAAAGGCTTCGCTAATAGTGGTCTTGGTTTAGGATAGAATTTTAGTTTATTCATCAGGCCATTGTCCTTTCAGTACCATTAGTCCGATTATAGCATAGTTTGCAAGGTCGGCATAGGAGTCCTCGAGTGACTCGTTTTCTGCGTCCTTACCACTTTCGAGTAGGTGATTGATACGGGCGATCTTGTCCCACATTCTAACCCTGAGTCCGTTAAGGGGGCCTCCAGGGCTTTGAGAGATATTCTTTGGGCCGTAATCGTTATGCTTTCTGAGTAATAAGTTAGTGAGTTCATCGACGTTGCTCCACAAGTCTAGTTCGAATTTGGTAGGTTCTTTTAGTAGTTCTGCATTACTCATTCTCTTTGAGGAGCCTTTCTGCGCCGTTGATTATGTCTTTCATCTCTGAGGCTACAACAGCCTCTTCAATGTAATCTTCTAGTTCATCATCAGATGCATTGACCATAAGGGTTGTAGCGCTTTGTACATGGTCAAAGATGCCATCTAAATCACCTTTATCTACAAGGTCATTGAGGATCTGTAAGAATGTAAATAGATCAAATGAGTAGCGCTTGCTAAGTTTTACTTCCCAACCGAACTCAACACCACAGTGGTCAAGGAATTCAAATACATTACAGGTGGTGAAGTCGCAATCGTCCTGACAACTAAAGTGTCCGTTAACTGGCATTAACATTATGCACCTTCTATCTTAGTTCTAAAGTAATCCGCACCATGTGTGCGGTACATAGAATTAACATCTTCTCCCTCAGGCATCTGTACTACAGTCAGATTAGGTAGTTCTCTAGAAAGAGACTTACCAAACTCTGTCCCAGCGTTATCGCCGTCTGCGAATAAGAATACCTTATCAAAGTCGGCTAGGAGCCTTGAGTAGTGCTTCTTCCAGTTGTTGACTCCTGGGACTCCCACCGCAGGTATACCGCAAGTGACATCGAGTGTGATCGTATCAATTTCGCCTTCGCATATACATATATATGACGATGCTTTGAAGAAGGCACTGACATTATAGAGATGCGTGGTAGCACCCGATAGACCCATGTACTTTGGCTCGGATAAATCCATTGACCTGAATCTAAGGTCAACCACCCCCGAACGCGTGATATACGGAATCGCCAAGCGATTCGTATAGGCTTCATGACCCGTTAGTGGCTCGAGCACGACGCCCAAGCGAACTTTCTGTGCTTGTTCCAGAGTTATTCCCCGTTCGGCGAGGTAATCCTCCGCTTCGTGTAGAGCGCTGTGGTAGTACTTCGCCGCGCGCGTCAAGTATTCTCTGTGCGATGCTGACTGCTTCACGAAATTGAACTCCTTCTTTGTTCATAATAATAGCATACCCGTCGCCTTTCATCTGGCAAGCGTGGCAGCAAAATGCTCCATCATCAGTGTTAGCGGATGCAGATGCATGGCTATCATCATGGAATGGACACTTCATGGAGAACCAACCACGACGGGTCGGAACCCGAGCACCGTAGTACTCGAGAACCGCCGTCATGCTTGGCTTACCATATTTCATTTATCAATAGCCTTCTTTAATAGTTCTAACCAGACTGATACAGGCATACTAGCATACCAATCGGCAGGCGAGCCTTTACCTTTTCGTTTATGAATAACAACACCAGTCCAAGCCTTTGCATGCTTAGTCTCTAGTATCATCTCTTCAATCCAACCAGATAGAACCATCTTGGCATGATCTTTAACTTCTATGCAGACACCATTGACTCCAGCGATGTCGCCCTTATCCTCTTGCGCCCCTGCTAAACGCCTTTCGGCGTATGGGAATCCGTTCTCAATTAGATAAGTGACTACATCACGTTCTGCTTTAGAGCCTTTGGCTTTTGCTGCATTTGACAATTAATACCACCCATTAGAGTTGTGAAACGCTAAGGCTCTTGAAGGAGACCCGTAGCGGTGCTTGATATATTTCAAGCCTAAATCAATTTGCTTAGCCATGGGAGTGTCCTCAGGCATCATCAGCATCTGGGGAATGCCGTATGCGCTAGATCGTGGGTTATTTGCAGTATAATCCCAACGAGACTCTCTATCCCATAACTTGTGGAGTGATCTCCACTCATAGTTGCTTCGGTACGTAGACAGAACTTTCCCTCTGGCTATTCGCTTCGCTGCTTTCTTCATATAAGAAATGCTCGCGTCGCAGGGTACTACTATCTCTTTCGTCATTGTAACGGGTTTGATAAGTATCGCACCCACAACGTGTGGCAAAGTTCCCACAAAGACTACAGCAGACATTATCCAAGCGTATATTTTCAGTCGTTTCATTTTTACTCCTCAATCGGTGCGGTTGCCCGTGTTCCACAGTCAACACACTCCATATCTCTGAAATACATTCCGATAGTACCATCCTCATCGAACGATACCTTTAGATTCCAAACGAAACATCCACAGATGCATACCGAGGTGGGTTCACCACGGATATCCATCGCCCTTGTATAATCTGGGTATAGGTCATTGATGTCTTTCATCATACCCTCTCAGGTATATCCGAAACGTCCATCATTTCTGGATTGAACTGCAACCAAAAAGCCGTATCCCCTGTTGGATCTGCCTTACCGTATCTGTTCTTCACTGGTGCTACGGCGATAAAGCCAGGAGCATTAGATCCGACAGTACAGATAAGAGCAGGCAACTGCGCGACCATGCCCTGCAAAGCAGAACGTGGTTGGCACGGATTCCCCAGATACGACTCTTTGGTGTGGTGCAGTAACAATACAGCAGCGTTGGTATCTCTTGCGAGATATTTCAACTCTTTAATTGTGGAACGCATAGCAGCAAACTCTTCCCCTCCATCATTGGCGATATCCATAAGGTTATCAACAACAATGAGAGTCGGCGCACACCCCCACAATTCTTCGAATGCTTCTACCTCTTGGTCAAGATCAGACAGCGTTGGCGCTGACTCAAATGACCAGAAGATATGACCCGAAGAATTATTTATGATTTTTCTTGAGTTCTCAACATCATCAACTAAAAGCATCTCTGCTTCACTTTGAGGCTTGTTGATTATCATTGATAGCAGACGCATAGCCATTGTGTGGGCGTTTGTGTCGGCTGAGATATACAGAGTTGGAACCTTAGCCCGTAAAGCAATCGCAAGTGCCAGCGTAGATTTACCTGCGCCTGGAGTTCCTGCAATCATCGATATTTCAGATCGCCGAATAACAACCTTATTAGCATCGAACGTGCGGAATACTGACGGCAAAGGTTCGCCACCAATATCCACACTGCCTACTGCACGGGCTAGAGTTCTCATCTTCTATGCATCTCCAATACGATTATGATCGCTAGTGCTACGAATAGCCCTGTAAGGGCTGCTCCCATTTAGAAAGAAGCCCACTCTGCATCATTACGGCGAACCCATACAGGCTCACACTGATCTGGAGTTCCCTTAGGTGAAGGACACATAAATGCCTTCCATGGGCCTTTTGCTCCAGCGCCAGTGCGCTTAGACATTACACCGTGTGAGCAGGATCGTGAAGTTGGCGCACCAGTGTTACTCGCTCCACCAGTCACTGGATGTGCTGTGTGGATGATGCTTGCTCCAAGTCCTTCTCGGATATTTTGTACTGCTTGAACACCGTTTGAAGGTGCTCCTACAAGAGACTGTGCCATTTCCTTCAAGAGGTCTTGCGACTCCTCGATACCTACGGCGCTCTCTAGTGCTTCACAGAAACCAGCGTAGGTCTCTGAGGCTACCACGAAGATACGACCATCGGGTAGTTTACTGCTGACTTGGAAGTTACCAGTCATTTTTTTCTCCTTTATCGGTTGCTAGTTAAATACTTGCAGTGGGATATTACACCACATCTACCGCAGTTCGATAGGTTAGGAAGAAAGATAGTCTCCTTGCGAGCCTTATCGAATGTATTGAGTATATCTTCAATGCGATCTTCATGTAGGTTATCTAGACTCCACTGAGTTACATGTCCTGTACGAGCATCCCAGAAGCCAGCACGATCTACGATCACGCCGTGCTTCTTCAAAGCCCATGCATAGACGGCTAATTGTAGTGGGTGTCGCTGACTAGAAGCACCTGTCTTGATATCAAGCAGGACTAACTTGCCTTCAAAGTCAACCATTACACGGTCAATAGCCATTTTGACTACGGTATCTTCGATAGGAATTTCATATTCCTTTTCGATAAAATCTTTATAAATAGACCAGCCAGAGTTGCGGAACTTAATCCAACGCTCAAGCATCCAGATGCCTTCGCCATACCACCACGACATATCTTCACGCTTGGCAAACTGCCACTCGCTCATGTCGCCGTTGGCTTCTTCATCTTCTTTGACTTGTTGGAACCAGACATTGTTCCAGATAGTTTCGAGATCGCCACCTTCTAGGTCATAGACTTCGGTAGCCTTGTGGACGGCAGAACCGCCAGTGAACCAGACGGCATGACCCTCTGAGTGCTTCTCGACTTTGGTTAGATAATACTTCCAACCGCACTCTTGATAAGTAGATAGGGACGAGTAAGAGATATGTTCAGGTAATGAGTTCATGGGTAGAGTGTAACACATCCCAGACTAGGGGGAGACCCGACGACACGGGTTTCTTAAAACCTGCCTGAATCCGGATTTTAAGAAACGCCCCCCTACCCCCCAAAAAAAATTTGGTGGTTCAGGGGAGCGATGCTGTATTCAGGCATTTGCCGTCATCCATCATTTGAAGTTTCCGCCCCACGGCTTTCACCGCACATCGGACTATACACCTATGTTATGATCGGCGCATGACAACTAAACTAAGAACATCACCCGAAGTATGTGCCACTAAACGACGTTGGGCTTGCAAGTCCCACGCCAAGTCTTTCTTAAAGAAACACAAGTGGCTCAACCAACACCCATACGTTTGTAATCAGTGTGGGTTCATTCATCTAACATCTTACACAAGGGACATGACCAAATGAAAATGGCCTGCGAATTATGCGATACTTGGACAGATCACACTACCTGTGATATCTGTGACGAAACCAGTTACTGTAAACAATGCCTATCCTGTTGGGAGCCTCACTCAGTGGTTGAAATCGAGAAATGCTTTACCTGCGATAAGATAATTAATACCGAAGCAGATGCCTTTACCATCATAGATGATGCGACTTATCAGTGCTGGGACTGCTACTGCTTCCCGCCAGGGAGATAGCCGTGCCTACCTACGAGTACAAGTGCAATAAATGCGAACACCTGTTCGAAACGATCCGCTCCTACCGCGAGCGCGAGACCGAGATCAACTGTCCGCAGTGTGGAATGACCTCATCAAGGGTCTATTCGGCACCTGCTGTGCAGTTCAAAGGTACGGGTTTCTATAGCACTGGCGGATAAAAGACAAAAAATCCCCCTATCCTGAGTATTTCTACTTAGGTAGGGGGTTTCCTTGTCTCTACGGGGCTGCTAGAGGGCTTAAAAAGGCTGTTTAGGCCTTGCTGCCGCGCCCAAATTCCTTGGCCTTAGGGTCTAAAGCCTTCCAGAGAGGTGCTATAAAGGCAGAGGCAAATGCATAAGCCAATGTCTTAGGGTCAGTCACACCTGCTGCATAAAGCGCCACCACTGATGGCACTGCTGCACGAGCGTAGGTTGTTGCTATTGCGATGAGTTTATCTGTATTCATTGTTTCTCCTTAGGACTTGAACACTGGCTTGCCGAAGCCAACCACTGTTACTGCTTGTGACTTGCGTAACTTAGAACCATTCTTCTTCTTAAATGCGCGTACCTTGAGGCAGACCTGACCGCCGTTGCGCTGGTCGCCCTTCTTATCTGGGGCAGTATTGCCTTCGATGCAGGTAACTGTTCCGTCTCCGTTGTCCTTGACTACGATACCAATATGTGAGATGCGATCTACACCATCGTTAGGGAAGTCAAAGAATGCGATGTCTCCTGGAAGTGGCTGTGCAGTATCGCTAGCCTTTTCCCATTGACCCTTCTTTTCAAATGCTTTAGCGCCGACAACTGTTGATACACAGTTAGGGATCTTTAGACCCACTTCATTAGCACACCAGTTGACGAATGAGCCACACCAAGGCAGGAAGTTAGCCTTAGTAAAGGCTCCATACT